AAAAGTCGAATTGAAGCTTAGGATCTAGGTGGCTCTGAACATTCATTTCATTAGCATACAGAGCGGTATCGTGATTAAAACTTAGTCCACGATTTATGATAAAAGAGTTATAATCCTTCTCTAATGTTGGTGTTTCATCAATCAGATTTTTCTTACCATGATTGATTTGGTTTATGAAGTCAAAGGGATTCATACAAATTCACATTCCGCCATCAATTCAATCAGGCATGCAACCAAGTTAATCTCTTGGTCTGCTACGAAAGCGGATTTGTATTGATAATTAGCAATAATCAATACTGCTTGTGGAATGGAAGATTTTTCCAGTACTTCATATAATTTGTCGTAGATTTTACGATAAACAGTAGCAGGGTCATTGTCTACATTAGTAGCAACCCATTTTCTCATGTTCTGGAAATTCTTTTCTCTCAAAGAAGATACTAATTGATTCAAATTCAATTCACCGATATTTGCTAGAATACCAGAATCAATATTTCCAGAAGTAGAGTATCTTTGGAGTTCGTTAATCACTCTCCGAAAGTCAGGAAAGTGTTTGTTGATAAGTTCTGCTACAACTCTCTCATCATACTCTATATTTTCAGAATCGAGAATGTGCTTACATCTTTCCATGAACTTAGATGCTATCTCTGGTTTTTCATCTTTTCCAAGAACAAAATCAACAACCGCACATCGGGAATGTATTGGTTCAATTATACGATTCTTGTAGTTACAAGTAAAGATAAAGGAACAATTCTCAGCAAACTTCTCAATGAATCCCCTCATTGCTGGTTGAACAGAATCGGGATTTGAGTAGTCTGCCTCATCAATAATGACAACTTTCCTAGAACCACCAGATAAAGAAATGGTGGAACAAAATTGTGTCATTTTAGTTCTGAGAGTATCTATCATTCTACCCTCATCTGAACCATTAATGATTATATAATCAGAATTGGTTTGCTCACATAGTGCTCTAGCAACAGTTGTTTTACCAACTCCTGCTGAACCAGAGAGCAATAGATTAGGAACTTTTCCATCTTTAGTTAAATCAGATAGAGTTCCCTTGATGTTATCAGATAGTATACACTCTGAGATTGTAGGAGGGCGAAATTTTTCCACCCATAGTAAGGAATCTTTCATAATATTTCACTTTCATAATATAAATTATATTCAAATTACTCATCATAAGTTGAGTTCGCTTCAAGAGCAATCCAATAGTTTAGGGTATCAGCTTGTCTTTTGAAATGTGATATTTTTTTAGAAGAAAGACGAACATCATAAGTGCCTTCCATCAATTTATTAAGATTTTCCATCTTGAATATCATACGGAAAGTCTTATCTGTAGCACCAACAACAGTTGAAAATGAATCTGATGTTGTATTTCCAGTATCCGCTACAAGAATACGAATCTCTTTACCATCACCTTGAACAACAACTTCTGGTAATCCAAGAGTATTAGCAGCATTGATGGTCTTTTTGAAAACATCTTCAGACAATTCAAACGAAACTTCCGCATCTGGAAAGTCTATTTCTTTATCTGGTGGAGTTTGGAACATCGAACTACTTCCACAATAATGATATGTGGATTCGTGATTTCCATCTTTTATGGATACACTACTTTCCGAAAAATCTAATTCGGGGTCTTTGAACAGAGACAGAGTTCCAAGAAAACGATTCAATTCGTAAATTGGAAATGTCTTTGGGAAGTCCTCACTAATTTCTACTGAGGCCAAAATTGTGTTTAGAGGTGATACAGTCCTGAGAGTGCTACCCTCACGAAATTCTAAACTTTGATTGATATTAGCATAGTTCTTTAGGAACGATACTGTACTTTCACTTAACTTCATTGTGTTCTCCTTGAGTTTCACGTTTATAATGATTATCATGTAAGTATAACATAATAATAACATAATGAGCGACTTTTGTCAAGTCGTTTCTATTAAATCCGCCCTTCTTACCATAACGCTGAGCGTATTTAATTATATTGCCGATACAAAAACCTTCACCGTGGCCAGCATCGGAAATAAATTCTGTTGATTGTATTTTGTTTTGGGCATAATGGGAAGTATAGGTTTTATCTATTGAATCCCATATTTCACTTAAATATTTGCCCTCATCAAAAACATAATCAACATCACTTTTTCTTTTTCTTGTTTCTAGTTTTGTTTCGTTTTCTTTTTTCATGACTACTTACTTTCGATGGGTCTGCTCCATGTGATGCGAATTCTAAATTTGCTAGACTTGCCATAGAACCAGAAAAGACATAAGAACCCATATGGCCTAGCTCCATCCACGGGCATAAGAAAATTTGATATCCCAATTTTCGAGCAAATTGACAGAAGAAATAATCTTCTGAAAGATATCTGTCACTACCACCAGCTATACTACCAAGATATGCTTCTGAATCAATTACAGTATCAAAATAAGCATGAATGTTCCTATCACCCTTGAAATGTTCAGAGCGATTGTGGTCTGGTTTATAACTAAATTGTGGATATGCTTCCTTGAAATCTAAAAATACTTGTTTCTTAATCATCATAAATCCTGTACCAATTTCTAAAGTATCAACTGGTTCAGATATTTGTATTTTGTGTGTATTTTCTACAGGATTAAAAACATAATCCCCTGTATATTTTTCAAGTATATTTGGGTCATCATCTGCTAATCCAGTATCTACAGCATTTCTAACTTTTTCCCATGCTATACACTTTTTTGGATATGGGCCACCGATAATATCTTTATCAAGAGCAGCAAGTGTTAATACATCATTCGGGTCAAAATGTATATCAGCATCAATGAACATCAAATGAGTATAATGACTTCTCATAAACTCATCAACCAAATAATTTCTTGCTCTAGGAATAAGCGATTCGTTGAAAAGATAAAAGAACTTTAAATCCATTTGATATTTTGTAGACAATGTAGCAAGGTCAGCACATGCTTTGGAATACATTCCAGAACACATACCACCATACATTGGTGTACAAACCATTATTTTACTTTCCCTTAGTTCCTCTACGGGCACGTTAACTTCCATAATCCTCTCTTTTAATATGCATTAATGTATTCAGTTAATTCTTCTAATTTGAGGTTTGGTAATTTATCCAAACCGAGAAATTTTTTTATTAAAATATAATTTTCAAGAAGAACATTTTCATCACCCCCTAAAAAATAAATTCCACCATAACTAATTTCGCTTGATTCTATTGAAACATTTGCTGGATTATTTACAATGTAACCTAATCTAATCCACGATTCCAACATCCAGAACCACATACTATCACACGAAATATTTTTACTAACCCTTTGAACACTATTGATAATACTCTGAGCATCATCAAGTTCATAATGGTCTATAGATAAAAAATCACAAGTTCCTTGATATTCATTAGCATCACAATGGATAATTTCTATTTTATCTGACCATTCTGTGCCAATACTTTCGTGATATTCTATAACATCTTTGTATTTTTCTAATACAGTTATTTTTGTTACTTCTGGTTTAGTCGCTAACCATTGTTCTCTTGTACCAAATCCCAATCCTGTACAAATGACATGGCCATATGCTAATTTGTAATGAGATAAAAATTGAGAAGCAGCACCATGTTTTTCATCCAGAATCATCCATTGAATTCCATCCATATCAAATCTCCATATAGGAATTCCATGAAATTTATCTAACCAAACATGAACATTTCCATCTTCTGTATTATTTTCATAACTTTTTATGATAGGTGGAACGTAGTTTAATTTTTTTAGATGTTCGGGAATAGTATTTTCAAATGCTCTCATATTTTTTCACTAGATATAATAATAGGATGTTACTCACAAGAGCAACACCCTGTATTATATATTACGAGTAATCTTCGACTTCCTCGACTACTGGTTTTTCTTCCTCAGTTTCTTCCAGTTTGACAGTTTCATCTAACTTGGAGTACAAATCCATGAAAGTGTCTTTGGTTTGGTCATCGAAACGAGCAACACACATTGAGATCGCTTTCATTCTATCCTTGAAGATTGAAAAAGCATTTACAATGTGAACCAATCGGCGAGTAGAAATAATCTCATCAACTCCACCATCATAAAATGTTTTACGAATCAAATCCGCCCAATCAACCAGTTTTCCAGCATATTCTTCATCAGAACATCCAAGATTTGTCATCAGTTTTTTGATGATGTTTTTCTCAGTTGCTATGGTAGGATATTCCTGCTCCAAAGTAATTGGGAATCTTTCCAAGAATGCTTCGTTCAGAATGTTAGTTCCGATAAAGCGTCCATCTTCAGAACCTTTACCCTTAGTGTTAGCAGTTGCCATAACTGTAAAACCATCTTTAGGGCGAATCACTCGACCTTCTTTTTTGATAAGAAGTGGATTTCCTTCCAGAACTGGTTGTAAACACATAATTTTGTTTGACGCTAAATCGACCTCATCCAAAAGTAAGGTAGCACCACGTTCCATCGCTAGAACAACTGGGCCATCCTGCCAAACTGTTCGACCATCGACCAGAGCATAGTGTCCAATCAAATCATCTTCATCAGTTTCGATGGTGATATTCACACGAAAAAGTTCTTTTTTCAACTCAGCGTGAATCTGTTCAATCATCATAGTTTTTCCGTTTCCTGACAAACCAGTAACGAAAATAGGATAAAAACTATTCGCTTTTTTGATAGTCTTCACATCACTATAATGACCAAATTTTACATATCCATTCACTTTAGAAGGAATATAAGATTCAGTATTTGAAGGAAATTTTATAACATTTGAAACCATTTTAGGTTTTTCTACTTCTGCTGGTTTAGCATAAGCAACTACACTTTCGGGTGTTTCGACAGAAGGCGACATTGATTCACCATAGGGGAAATCATACATCTTATCAGCACTTCTTTCTGAGCGAGGAATTCTGTCAATCAGAAACCAAGGCTTCATTACATTCTTTGATTTGAAATCAGTTTCTTCTACAAATCTGAAAATATCATCTCTAGAAAAGGTACTGCTTCCACCAAGATAAGAGCGTAAAGAATCAATCGCTTTTTCTTGTCTTTTAGT